ATTGCAACTGGTGGTATTGGTGCGAGATATCTTGGTCTTGGAGCTCAACAAGAGTATCGCAAAGACGAAGTAACCGTTATGCTGAGATTAATATCAATTAGTACTGGTGAGATATTAATATCTAGTGGTGTAACTAAGACTATCTATAGCACTGGTGTAAGTGCTAACGTATTTAAATTCGTTGATGCTGGTACAAGATCTGTTGAGTTAGAAGCAGGCACTTCTATAAATGAGCCTACAACTTATGCTGTTAGGTTGGCTATAGAGACAGCAGTAGTTGATATGATAAAACAGGGTGCTCAGAAGAAGTTATGGAAGTACAAAGAAGCAAGTAAAAAGGAAAACAAGAAATGAAAACAATCACAAGAATGATGGCGTTTATATCATTCTTGGTTATGTCAGGTTATGTAAATGCGGCAAACTTAATTTATATGGATCAGATCGGTGATGGTTCTACTATAAACATCACTCAGACTGGTGCAGGAAACGCAGTTGGTTCTTCAGGTGTTAAGTCAACATTTACTGGTGACAATAATACCGTAACTATTGAACAGGTTGGAAATAATAACGTAACTAACATGACTGTTAGTGGTGATGGTGCTACGATATCATCTATCATTAATGGTAGTTCAAATATTCTAAACTTGGAATGCGGTGCTAATGGTGGTTCTTGCGGACCGTCAACAATCACAAAGACTATTACTGGTGATGGTAACCAAGTAACACAATCAACTGATACTCTAACAAATACAACAGTAACTATTCAGTCAGATAACAACCAAGTAAACATTACTAGCACATCTACAGCAGTAGCTGGCACTAAGAATACTGTTGATATCTCTGGTGGTAGCGGTAATATTGTAGACGTAGTACAAGCTGGTACAGCATCGACTGTAGGACATGAAGTCGATCTAACAATAAATGGTGCATTAAACACTATAGACTTTAGACAGGGTGGAGCAGTTGATTCTAAGATCGTTACTACAATTACTGGTTCTAGCAACGCCGTTACTATTAAGTCCAACCACAACTAATGCTGCGGTTGGTGAAGTAACAGAGCAAACTGGTCCGACAGAAATAAAGCGAAAGACTGAGGTAATTCCCGGTGCTTTGCAGCTTGGTGTTGAGATGCAAGACGTCATCACCACAGCTAATGCAAAGGCCGGGATAACTTTTAAAGATGATACTAAAGTACAGATAACAGAACATAGTAAATTAGTCATTGATAACTTTGTATATGATGGCGAGAAAAAGACTGGAAAACTTGGTATCAAGATGGCTCTTGGCACTATTAAATATGCATCTGGTCAAATAGCTAAGAACGATCCTCAGCAAGTATTAGTAACTACACCAACAGCAACTATTGGTGTTAGAGGTACTGATTTTTCTAGTACAGTTGATGAATTGGGTAGATCACAAATAATATTGCTTCCTTCATGTCCTGAAGGCTGGAAAGATATACAAAAAGATTGTGTTACTGGAAAGATCATAGTATCTTCTGCTATGGGCACAGTGTTATTGACTAAACCATTTGAGTCTACTACTGTTGATACAGGTTTTACAAGACCAACACCTTCTGCTATACTAAACCTAGATCTTAACCAAATAAATAATCTTATTATTGTTACACCGCCAAGAGTGACTGAACAAACTGAAAGAGCTATAGAAAGAAGGGGTTATAACTTCTTAGATGAAAGACTTTCTTAAGAAAGATTATTTAAAATACACAGAACTTGATAAAGATTTTTTAAAAGAGTTTAATAAACTTAATAAAGATTTTCTAAGTTCTGATTATCTTTATAATTTTCTTGATGTTGCTTCTTCACAACTATTATCTGATGAATTGGCAGAATTTAAATGCTTTACTGCCTAAATTTAATCCAACGAGTGGTCTTAAATTTTTTGTTGAGAATGAGATGTTGACTTTATATAGAGAAACAGTAAATAGCTATGCTGAACTAACTATGTCTTCACATAGATCTGGTACTCTTAAGATAACACAAGAAGGACTAGAAGTTAAGCAAGTAATAAACAATACCGGAACTACAATCATTAACATAAAGCAATCAGAATGAAAACACTATTAGCACTCCTATTCATGACAACAACTGCATTTTCACAGACAGTGCCATCGCCTGTCATGAATACTGCTACAGTGAACTTAACAGGGAATTTTAATAATGTCATTATTAATCAATCTGGTACTGGTTTTCACACTGCTACTATTAATAGTACTGGCGATAACGTCCCCATCAATATCACACAGTCCGGCAATACCAATAAGTCTATATCGCTCGATATTCATTGCACTAGCAATTGTTCAACTAATCCTTATATTATCAATCAATATTGAACATGGAAACCTTAGGAAAACTCTTAACCAGCGTTTGGGCAGTTGTTATCTCAGCGATACTTCTATTGGTCGTATATGCTTACAACCCTAGCCCAGTACAGGTACTACAACTAAAAACTTTTGATTACTTAATAAATTCACTTGAAGATAAGAAGTCTGAAGAGATTATCATTGTTGACTTTGGTGAGAGATCGGTAAAACAATTCGGTCAATGGCCATTTGATCGTAGAGATATAGCTAAGACTGTTAATAAACTAAAAGAAAACGGCGCAGCAGTTATAGTTATGCCGATACTTTTCTCCGAAAAAGATAGAGCTGGAGGAGACAATGAACTTACAAAAGCTTTGGATGGAGTCGTTATCGCTCAGACTCCTACTACTCAAGATATACCGCCAGATGCTGTACGCCGTGGGTTTGCTTCTATCGGTCCTGTTAACCCTGCTGAGTATGTCTTTCGTTGGAGGGGTGGCATACGTCCTTTACGTGAGCATGCCGAAGTGGCCGGAGGTGTTGGAGTGGTCGCCACCATTGGTGAGGTGGATGGTGTGGTTCGCCGTGTCCCTTTACTTGTCAATATTGCTGGTAATCTTTATCCTTCTATTCCTTTGGAAACGATTCGAGTGGCTGCGGGAGATCCTAGCTATCAAATTAAAACAAGTGAGATTGGACCAGAATTCGTCCGTGTACCTGCTTTCGCGCCGATACAGACTGATGAAAGAGGAAGAATCTGGTCGACTTGGAACACGAAGTTCGAAAGAATAGAAGCCACCGAAATTGATAAGCGTGTTGATGGAAAAATAGTGATATTAGGCATTTCAATTGAGGGTGTCGGTGGTATAATAGCTACACCAGTAGGTGAGAAGTGGGCGCACGACGTGCAGGCAAGTGCGCTTCAGACTATCATCGACGGTTCTTCAATATCTCGTCCAGGATATAGTAGCTTAATAGAAAAAATAATACTGACGACGGTATTATTATTGCTACTTTTTCTAGTGCCGAGAACATCTGTTAAGTGGACCGTTCCTGTTTATGTTGTAATAGTATCTTCTTGTGTTGCTTTTTCTGTCTACATGTTTAAAGAACATATGCAACTATGGGATACTAGTTATTTACTTTTTGCATCTACGATGACATTTGGTCATTTAGTATTTAATAATTTTGCTAGAGAATTTAGACTTAAACAACAGATTAAAAAACAGTTTGGAACTTATCTATCACCTGCATTGGTAGAGAAACTTCAAAAGAACCCGGAGTTATTACAACTTGGTGGAGATACTCGAGAATTATCAATCATGTTTACTGATGTTCGTGGGTTTACTACTATTAGCGAGCATTACGGAAGCGACGTTCAGGGATTAACAAAGATCATGAACCGTTATATGACGGCAATGACTGCTAAGATACTTGAGAATAATGGAACATTAGACAAATATATCGGCGATGCTCAGATGGCATTTTGGAATGCACCACTTGATGATGCAGATCATGCCAAGCATGCCGTTAAGACAGCACTGGAGATGTTAGATGATTTGGCCAGATTCAACGACGAGATCGCTATTGAAGGCGTACCACCTTTCGGCATGGGGCTCGGTATTAATACTGGGTCCGTTGTTGTTGGGAACATGGGTAGTTCTCAGCGTTTTGATTATACATGCCTTGGTGACTCGGTAAATCTTGCATCAAGATTAGAAGGTCAATCAAAGCCATATCATGTTAAATTAGTTATTGGTCAGAGAACATATGAATTAGTGAAAGATGAATACCTTTGTTTAGAACTAGATTGTTTGGCCGTTAAAGGTAAATCACAGGGTGTTAATATATACACTATTGTGCCGAAGACAGGAATTAATAGAGCATATTCAAAGACACATGCTGACTTTATCAAATTTTATAGAGAACAAAATTGGGTTGCATTAGAAAATTATCATAAGACTCTTAGAAATGCGTTTGGTGGCGAGATGAAAGAATATTATGATATGATGATGGAAAGAGTAGAGGAATTTAAAAAGAATCCTCTACCCTCTGATTGGGATGGTGTGTATCGTGCAACTTCTAAGTAATTTACTTTACTTTTGTGGGTTTTGTGTTTGGATCATTTTCGGGCTCTTTCTGTGGTATAGGTTTGGACCCGACTTGTTCCTCAACAATAAACTCATGAGCTTGCTTTGCTAATTCATCATATTCCATCTTACGAAGTTGTAAAACAATATTAACTTTCTGATTCAAGCGAATAAGGTCATTATCGAGCATGCGAATACGGTCTATAAGAGCAATCAAAACTTTATTAGCTTCAGACAACACGGGTTTAACTTCCTGTGTTGCCCATGTCCATACATAAAATATCATATAACCCATACCGGCAGCTGCAACTATAGGGAAACCATACTTTGAAATTAATTGAGCAATATCACCCATGGTCAGTCCCTTCTTGCATCGTTTTTGCCGTCCGCACGGGCGATACGGTCAATGTCAGGTTTAACACCCATGGCGTTGGAGACGAGAGTGTCGATTCTTATGACGTCGTGGTTCATCGTCTTAACTCTGTTATCCAAAGCAGTAATGATTCCACTGAGACCTTGCACGCTGCTCATGACACCGGCGAGGATAAATTTAATAGTTAAGAAAATAAAGTATCCCATTGCGCATGCGGCGGCTATTGGAAAGCCGACGTCTGCAATTAATTTAAACCATGTATCCATGATTTTCCTCCGTTATTGACAGGAATATTTATAGTGGTGTACATATTAGTTAATATATAGTAGTATTAAGAAAAAAGAGTAAGAGGTAAAGAATGATGTCGCAGATCCTAGTAACTAAGCGTAACGGTAACAAAGAACCACTCGATCTTAATAAATTTCATAAGGTAGTATCATGGGCATGTGAAGGTTTAAATGGTGTATCTGAATCAGAAGTTGAAATCAAATCACATATTCAGTTTTATAATGGTATTAAGACTAGCGACATCCAAGAGACACTCATCAAGGCTGCTGCAGATCTAATTAGTGAAGAAGCGCCAGCATATCAGTATGTAGCAGGAAGACTCATTAATTATCATCTAAGGAAGCAAGTCTATGGAGACTATAATATACCTCATCTTCGCGATCATATTCGTGTGGTTACTGAGCAGGGATATTACGATCAAGATATTGAAAGCTGGTATTCTGATTCTGATCTTGATACTCTTGATGGATATCTTGATCACAAGAGGGATTTTAACATTGCTTATGTTGGTATGGAACAATTCAGGGGTAAGTATCTAATTAAGAATAGAGTCAGTGGTAAGATCTATGAAACACCACAGATGGCATATATGCTTATCGCTATGGTTCTTTTCAGAAACTATAAAGAAGATAGATTGAAATGGATTAAGGATCTATATGATGCAACTTCTAATTTCGAGATTTCGCTACCGACTCCTATCATGGCGGGTCTACGTAGCCCTCAAAAGCAGTTCAGTTCGTGTGTTCTTATTGAGACAGACGACAGTCTTGACTCGATCAATGCGACAGCTTCCTCGATCGTTAAGTATGTTTCTCAAAAGGCTGGTATTGGTATTGGTGCTGGCCGTATTCGTGCTATCGGCTCTCCTATTCGCAACGGCGATGCTTCACATACTGGCGTTATTCCCTTTTACAAACACTTCCAAAGCGCGGTTAAGTCTTGCTCACAAGGCGGTGTCAGAGGCGGTGCAGCAACTCTTTATTACCCTATCTGGCATTTGGAAGTCGAGGATCTCTTAGTATTAAAAAATAATAAGGGTACTGAAGATAATCGTATACGAGGATTGGATTATGGTGTACAATTCAACAAAGTCATGTATGAGCGACTTCTTTCTGGTGGGAATATTACTTTGTTTAGCCCTAATGATGTCCCTGACTTATATGATGCATACTTCACCGATACTGAACAATTCAGAACGTTGTATGAAAAGTACGAGCGTTCAACAAAAATCAGGAAGAAGCAAATACCCGCTATCGATTTGTTCTCAGCATTCATGCAAGAAAGAAAAGATACAGGTCGTATTTACTTGATGAATGTTGATCATGCTAATGATCATGGCGCATTCATCAAAGAAATAGCACCAATCAAACAATCAAATCTTTGTTGTGAAATTGATCTTCCTACTAAGCCATTAAAGGATGTGAATGATCCTGATGGTGAAATTTCGTTATGCACACTAGCAGCTATTAATTGGGGGAAAATTCGTGATCCTAATGACTTTGAGCGCCCTTGTACTCTTGCTATCCGCGCTCTTGATGAGTTACTTGACTATCAAGACTACCCTGTTAAAGCCGCCCGGAATTCAACGATGGCTCGTCGCCCTCTTGGAGTTGGTATTATTAACCTCGCTTATTGGCTTGCTCGCAACGATCTTAACTATTCTAATATTGATACAGATGGGCTAAATAAGTTGCATCAATATACTGAAGCATGGTCTTATTATTTGATCAAGGCATCTATCGATCTTGCTAAAGAGAAGGGTGCATGCCCTAAGAGTGGAGAAACAAAGTATGGCAAAGGTATTATGCCAATCGACACATACAAAAAAGAAGTGGATGAATTGGCGGCGCCAACATATCAATATGACTGGAATAGTCTTCGAAGTGATGTGCAACAATTCGGCATTAGAAACTCTACACTCATGGCTCTCATGCCATCAGAGACATCAGCTCAGATCTCAAACGCGACAAATGGAATTGAACCTCCACGCTCGTTGGTATCCGTTAAGCAGAGCAAAGATGGTGTTCTTAAGCAAGTGGTTCCCGAAGTACGCAAACTCAAGAAAAAGTATGACTTGCTTTGGGATCAACAATCGCCAGAGGGTTATCTCAAGATCTGCGCTATTCTCCAAAAGTTCATCGATCAAGGCATCTCGGTCAACACTTCGTACAACCCGAAATTCTATGAAGAAGAAAAGATACCAATGAGTGAGATGATTAAGCATCTATTAATGTTCTATAAGTATGGTGGAAAACAACTCTATTATTTTAATACTAATGATGGTGCAGGTGAAATGGAAGTAGCTTTGCCAGCCAGTAATGTTGAAGAAGAGGACTGTGAATCATGCAAGATCTAAGTTTTGAAGAAGGTAAGATCTACGTAGATAGAGAAGGTACAAAATATGTCTTTATTGAGCGTAGAGCTGGTGTAACTATCTTTAAAGCATATGATGGTGGTAAAAATCATGTTAAAAATTTAAATGGTCAATATAGATGGGATAATAAAGAAGATCCTCGCGATATTATAGGTGTTTATGATGAGTAACATTGTTAGAATAGATCCACCAATTCCAGTCATGACTCCTAAAGGTCGTGCAGTAGCACATTTCTTGATCGACACCGGCATTGAAAATGATTTGCAGTGGGTGTGTTTTCAAGATGAAGACGGTGAGTGTTGGACATGGGAAAATGCTTATATTAGAGCAAGAGTAAATAAGACCGCTGGCAGAAAAAAGATAAGTGCGATAAAACATGATTGAACCAAACGAAACTAATTATCATCTATTTTTAAGTTATCATGGAATGTCTGTAGATGTTGCATCTAACGTTGTAGCTACATGGGCAAATACAGAAGCATACCATACAAATGGATCAGTAAGAGTATGGGTAGAAGCATCAAAATACGTAATAAAGGAAAGTTATAAGAATGGCTTACTCAGTCTTTGATTCAAATAATAAAAAAGATCACACATCAGTAAAGGCATTTTTCGATGATGCACCCACTATTGCAAGATATGATAGACAGAAATATCCCTGGATCGAGAAGCTCACAGACAAACAGTTGGGTTTCTTTTGGCGTCCTGAAGAAGTGGATATCTATAAGGATGCAAAAGATTTTAAAGAGTTGACAGAACATGAGCAGCACATTTTTACATCCAATCTCAAGCGACAGATCTTGCTCGACAGCGTCCAGGGAAGAGCCCCTATGGTGGCGTTTGGACCTATCTGTTCATTACCCGAGCTTGAAAACTGGATCACTACATGGACATTCTCAGAGACAATCCACTCAAGGTCATACACCCATATCATCAGAAACATATATCCTAACCCTTCAAAAGTTTTCGATGAAATAATGGATATTGGTGAGATCGTTGATTGTGCACAAGATATTAGCAAGTATTATGATGAACTAATCACTATGAATAATTTACCTAGTAGTAGCTATTGGGAATCACCATCAACAATGTATAGGCATAAACGCGCTTTGTGGCTTGCGCTTATGTCTGTTAATATTCTTGAAGGAGTAAGATTTTATGTCTCGTTTGCATGTTCGTGGGCGTTTGCTGAAGTCAAGAAAATGGAGGGCAATGCTAAGATCATCAAGTTTATCGCACGTGACGAAAACTTACACCTTGCTGGAACCCAACAACTCCTCAAGGCTTTACAAAAAGAAGATGAAGACTTCGCTCGCATTGCAGAAGAAACCAAAGATGAATCCATTAAGCTGTTTGTTGCCGCGGTTGAACAAGAAAAAGCGTGGGCATCTTTTCTATTTAAAGACGGTTCGATGGTTGGTCTCAACGAAGCATTGCTGGGTGAATATATAGAGTGGATAGCAAATAAGCGTATGACAGCAGTTGGATTGCCATCACCATATAAGGGTGGTAGTAATCCTCTACCTTGGACACAGAAGTGGATCTCTGGTGCAGAAGTACAAGTAGCTCCACAAGAAACAGAAATCACCAGTTATGTAGTTGGTGGTGTTAAGAAAGACGTAACGACAGATAGTTTTAAAGGATTTAGTCTATGAGTTGTGGTGATAACTGTAGTTGTAAAGGAACTAAAGATGTGCATGATACCGAATACTACAGAAACATACTCGAGCATTATCGCAAGGGGTATAAAGACGGCATGGAATTTGCAAGAAGCCATCCTTATCTATCACCTCCAGCTATACCGAATGATGGGCTTAAAGATTTGGTAGGATGTAAAATGTGTGGTATTGATTTTAGCAAAGGAGTGTGGGGATATGTGTGTAATCATCCACAATGCCCCTCGAGAATAACATGTTAATTAGGAGAAAAGGAATTGACTGATAGAGAAATAGTTTGTACAAATTGTGAAGCAGAATTTCAAGTAGTACATGATGAAGTAGATTCACCCGAGTTTTGCCCGTTCTGTGGCGACAAGATTAGATATGATGATTCTAATCTTGATGAAGACTTAGACTTGGAAAATTGGGAAGAAGACGTGTGATAAATAGAGGGAAAGGTATCCCTCTATGTCTTATGAAAACCCGTGGTATTATAATAACGAAATAGTAGAATCAGACAAAATAGAAGAGTTCTACGGTTTCGTTTACCGAATCACAAATACACTCAATAATAAACAGTATATCGGCAAGAAGTTTTTCTGGTCATCGAAAACACGTGTAATTAAGAAAAAGAAGAAGCGATACAAAGCTGAATCTGACTGGAAAAAATATTACGGTTCTAATAAAGAATTGGTGTACGATGTTGATAATTGTGGTATTATGAATTTTAAGAGAGAGATTCTTAGACTGTGCAAGTCTAAGGGTGAATGCAACTACTTTGAAGCAAAATATCAGTTCGCTGAAGAAGTATTGGAAAATGACAACTATTATAACTCGTGGATAATGTGTAAGATACATAAAAGTCACGCGAAGGTAAAATAGCTCAAAATTTTCCGGAAATATTTTTTTAGGATTACGAATTGACATTTTTTCACAGTTTTTGTACTATATAGATATAGAGTTAATGCGCACGTGGTGAAATCGGTAGACACAAGAGACTTAAAATCTCTCGCTTCGGCGTAACGGTTCGAGTCCGTTCGTGCGCACCAATAAAAAAACGGGAGTACATAATGGCACATCCTCATAAGAACCGACCACGTAAGGGTCGTCGTAAAGTAGGCAGCAAGAAGCGCAAGGCTCGTCGTTTGAAGGGCAAGCGTAAGGGTAAGAAGTAAATACTAATATTGCGGGTGTGGTATAAGGGTTGTGCCCTAGCCTTCCAAGCTAGTGAAGACCGGTTCGAGTCCGGCCATCCGCTCCACTGAAATAGGAGTTATCGTGTCACGTGAATTCAATCTTGATGAAGTCATTCAATTTATCAACAATTCTTCGCCTACCTCATCCATCTATATTGGAGCAGATAGTGAACGCTACCGTGGTAGGGATGACAAATGGTATGCTGACTACACAGTTGCTATTGTTGTACACATGGATTCATCTAGAGGTTGTCGTGTCTTCGGAAAGGTAGATACAGAACGTGACTATGATAAGCGTCATGATCGCCCGGCCGTGCGTCTCATGAATGAAGTTTACCGTGCATCTCAGATGTATCTTGATTTGCTAGAAGCAATTGGTGATCGTCATTGCGAAGTTCATCTGGATATCAATCCTGACGAGATGCATGGATCTTCTTGTGTTATTCAACAAGCAACTGGTTATATTCGTGGTATGTGCGGCTTTGCACCAAAAGTAAAGCCTGAAGCTTTCGCAGCATCTTATGCTGCAGATCGTCTAAAAGAAATCATAGCTGCTTAAGGAGAATAAAATGCAACCATCTATTAACAGAAGTAAGAAGCCAACTCATCTATGATGAGGGTCTACGAAATTTTATGCTTGGTGTCTATAACTACATGACATTTGCTCTTGCATGTAAGTGGTCTTGTATCTCTCGGCATCAGCATGAGTCCTGATCTTCTTAAGCTTATCTGGACTACAAACTTTAAGTGGATTGCTATCTTCT